GAAGATAGATGGGTGGGCACTGGCCAGTTACAGGGGCGCCAAATACTACATCTCCGTCAACAACACCACAACGGGCGAACTGTCAAACACGGAAGCACTGGTGGTGCACGATGGTTCAACTGCATACATCACACAATACGGAAACGTCAACACCGGCAACAATGACTTGATAACACTGACAGCAGAAGTGGACAGCACAGAAGTTGTGTTGAAAGCATCGGCACAAGCACCCAATTGCCGTGTGACGGCATATAGGATTTTATTAGCAGACGACGAATCGGCATCTACTGGTGATAATGTCAATGTAATAGAGGCAACCAGTGTGAGTTCCGCCGCCACCACAGTGGATTCTTTCAACACATCAACTTACACAGGTGCATTCTACGTGTTCGCAGGATACAACTCCTCTGAAGGTGCGGCCAGCATATCAGAGGTCATGGTGGTTGCCAATGATGAGGCCTATGTGACACAGGGTCCGTTGGTCAGTACAAAAGGCACAGACCAATTGGATGTAACTGCCAGCCTGTCAGGAAGCACAGTCACAGTCCAAGCGGCGTCCACATCAGGATCAAGCACCACGGTCAACGGTTACAGGGTACACATGCTGAGAGGATCAGCGGGTGCATCAACGGCAGACACGGTATTGGTTTCAACAGAACAGACTATTTCGGGTGCCAAGACATTCAGCAGTCCTATCGCACTGACTGTGGGAAGCGATCCATCTGGTGTGGCCAACAACGCACACATATACGCCAAGGACGAGGCATCCAGTGCTGAAGTGTTCGTTAGGGACGAAGCGGGTAACGTGACCAAGATATCTCCGCACAACGAGGCGGGTGAGTGGGAATACTATTCAAGGAACACCAAAACTGGAAAGACCGTGAGGATCAACATGGAAGAAATGATCCGTGACATAGAGAAACTCACAGGTAAAACTTACATCAAAAAAGATTAGACAATTAGATCCAATATAGTCTGCAACTTACCTTTTATGCTTTTATTGTTAAGGGTGTTTTTGAGACCCATGTGTAGGTTCTTGGGCCAGCACTCGAACGCGGTCCAACAGTAACCTGAATGTTCCGCATTCAACTTGGGTATAAATTCTGATTCTATGGCAATCAAATAAGTGTGGAAGAAGAACTTCTGATCGTTTGAGGTGAACATCTCGAGTGGTATAGTTTTTTTAAACTTTGGCGTGTCTCCCACTTCTTCCTCTATCTCACGTTTCAATCCCTCGAACGCACTTTCCGTGAATTTACTCTTGCCACCAACCAATCCCCATAGCCCTTGTGTTTTCTTGTCGGTTCGTTGCAGGAATAAAAATCTCTTCGTGCTTGTGGAATAGAACAGTGCTCCAGAGCAAACTATATTATCTTTCATACCTTATTATAACAATTTATTGGAAAATTATCAAGGGGTTGTGGCATCTATGCTAGGATCATAACTGGAAGAACCACCGTCTAACACGATAGTCCAGTTGCCTTGTGTGTACACACCTTCGTATGATTTCACCCACTCCGTACCATTGAACCTGTACTGTATTCCTGTGTTCAGATTGGTAACATAATGTTGTGTGGAGTCTGGATCAGAGGCATCAAATGCCACGTTCCACTTGCTCGTTGAACTGTTGTATTCAATTATGTCTCCAACGCTGGCCACCAAAGCACCCCAAGTCTGACTCTGGAAACTTGCCGTGCTGTCTCCAACATCATTTATTACCAAATACCTGTCACCGTTTGCTGGTGTACCTGGATCAAAAGTTGCTGGATTTATAATTTTCTTCACTGCTGTCAAAGTGTTACTAGGTATTGTGTCACTGTCAATTGTGTAAAGCAATATTGTGTCATCTAAAGAAGTTGTTGCGATTGTTCCCACTACTTCGTTGCCGTTGGGTTGTTTAAGTCTTATCTGTGATGTTCCGTTGGTGACTTTGCCATATTGATCTAACAGGACTTTCCAGTTCACGGCAGGTCCAAATGCCTCAAAAGGATCTGCCAAACTAGGATCATTTGCTCCGGTGTAAAAACCATCGCCGCCTGATTTCACATTTACCCCTGTTGTACCTAATAATCTCAATTGATTGCCTGTGACTAACAAACCAAAATTGTTTGGTGTGATGTAACTTCGTGATAAAAGATCACCGTCTATCAATCCTTTCGTGATGCCACCGTCGTCGTCGTATATGCTCATTATAATCTTCTGTACCACTCCTAATTTCTTGACCTTTACAGGTGGTGATAGCCATATTGGCATACTGAAAGTCATAGTTGCGACATCTATTTCACTTTCTGCACCTACTGGAATAGTTCTAGAACTAAAACTAATGTCTCTTAATTCTACATAACTCAATGATGTCCAATCGATATAGTTGCTGGATTTCTGTATTTCAAAATCTGGATTGAACAAATACAAAATCTGCTCAAGTATTTGTAGTTTTTGATCTGTGTTTGAAGAGAAAATATCTGCCGTGACTTCTAATCTAAAAGGTGAGGGCATCACTTTCTCAACTGTGTAACCAGCACCCAACTGATTTGTGTAGTTTCCATCAGATCCCACATCTCTTTCTCTGAGATGTTGTTTTTCAATGTGATAAGGGTTCTGCATTCTTTCCCTGTCATAGTTCAACTCCCTGACATAACACGCAATCTTAGGTGCATAGTTCAATGCGTTCTCACTGTTGTTCCTTATGATGTTTGCTACCTGCCTAGTTGGATCTCCGTACACAACAGGTACCGCCCTTAGGTTTATCGAGCCATCACTGCCCTTACCTGTTTCCACAGAGAAGTTACTCAATATTCTAATAAATTGAGTGAGGAATTTCCTAACCTGTCCTTCGTAAAAATGTAGCATTAATTGTCAGCCTTTGGTTTCAAAGCATCTGTAAGTGATTGCCTTTGCTTTGTAGTTAATCCATTTATTGTGGCTTCGTTGGTGTTATTGACAAAACCTGTTTTATAGTTTGCCCTGGAATCATTATTGGTCATGTTTATCCTAACAGAATCTTCTACCTTGATCCATCTGTTTCCATCATAACGGAATAGCCTATTAGGCAAGTAATCTGTCCTTAAGAAATAATCTCCCTTGTCAACACCCGATGTTGGGAAACTAATACCAAAACCTGCTGGATATCCGTTTGGTGCCACTCCGTCTCCGTCTAGGTAAAATCCATAATGCGAACTTGCTGGCGTGTCAATGACAGCGTTCACTGTTTGATCACTGCTGGCTCTATCTTCTTCTGTGTTCACATTGTCTGTCCTGATGTTACCCCTCTCGTCAATTGGTGCCACATAATATTGCTTGTAGTTGAAGCCTGCCTTAGGTGCGTCCTGCTCTGCCTGTAACACTACTTGATCATTTATAGTTTTTTCTCTGTTGTAAGTGCTCATGTAGTTGGCAACTGATCCTGTTGTAGTCGCGTCACCAATGATATCTCTGAACTCCTGCGAATCAACTAGGGTCTTCATTTTCAATCTCAACAGATGTGGCCACCAGGTTTGTGAGAAACCTTCCGCCGCCCTATTAACGTCTTCTACCACGTAGTATCTTTTCAATGCTATTGGTACTGATTCGTCTAAACTGTAGTCTTCTTTCATGTGTGGAAATTCTATGACGTCACCGCTCATTGGTTTCCTGCCAATTCTCTCCACGATGTCGTTCAAATGCACTGTCAAAAATAATGTATCGTTCTGTAGGAACATTCCAAACTGTGATAGGTTGAAATCGGCATCCTGCACATTGTATATCCCCCTGACCACGTACACATCATCCGCATATCTCCTGTCTCTGTTTTCAAGGAAAAGTAAATCCTGTATAGTCCTTTCGTTTAGGCTATCGCCCGAGTAGTTCGGAGACGTTGGACTGGCCTCGCCGTCTTTTTGATTTTCTCCCTGATTGTATGGACCAAGATATTTGTGGAAGTGCAGATCAGTGCCGCCCACAGTGAACATCTCCTTGATGTTACGATCGAAGAACTTGTAGTCATTGCCCTTTTCAGGCTTGAAAATGGATAATCTTGGCATATCATACATATTTATTGCCAAGGCAATGACTATAAATATGAGTATGTCAGAACTACAAACAGGTCAACAGGAAATATTCGATTACGTTAAAAACAATCTCGGTGAAGGGATGATAGACGTTGAATTAGACCCAAAACACTATCATACGGCATTGGAAAGAGCAGTTAATAAATTCAGACAGCGATCTTCAAACGCTGTTGAAGAATCATATGCTTTCCTAGAACTTAAAAAGAATCAGAACACCTACATACTGCCAGATGAGATCATCAATGTGAGGAATCTTAACAGGAGAACTGTGGGATCAAGGACTGAAGGTGGTGAAGGCGGTACATTGTTTGAACCATTCAACCTGGCATACACGAACACATATCTTCTTAGAGCAGGAGCAACAGGCGGATTAGCCACATACTACGCTTTCGCATCGTACCAAGAACTTGTTGGCAAGATGTTTGGTAGTTTCATACAGTTTCATTTTGACGTGGCGACTAAAAAATTGACTATCACTCAAAGACCAAGGGCAGACGATGAGACTGTACTGATGCACACAGACAACTACAGACCTGACATCACACTGTTCAAGGACATCTACTCAAAACCATGGATCAGAGATTACACACTTGCAGTATCAAAAGTGATGCTGGGAGAAGCCAGAGGCAAATTCAACACCATTGCAGGTCCACAGGGTGGCACAACACTGAACGGTGATGCATTGAAGACCGAAGGCCAGGCCGAGATGGAAAGATTAGAAACTGAAATAGGAAACTATTCAGAAGGTGGCACGCCACACAGTTTTGTTATTGGTTAATTGACCAAAAAATCCATTTAAATACTCCGCAATGAAAAAATCCAATTACAAGAAATACTCTGACCTCTCGCTGGATGAACTGGAAAAGTTGGTAGAGGAGTTGGAAACAATGAGCATAAAGGCTTTGAAAGAACGCAAGAAGACCCTGAGAGCATCAATATTGAGATCTGTGAGAAAAGCAATAAAAGAGATTGAAAAACGTCTAAAAAAATAGTATAATAAACCTTATGCTGATAGGTGTAGTAGGTTTAATAAGTTCTGGAAAAGGCACTGTGTCTGATAGACTGGTAGAACAACACGGATACAAAAAAGACAGTTTTGCAAAAAGTCTTAAAGATGCCGTGGCCGCTATGTTCAATTGGGACAGGGCGATGCTGGAAGGAGACACGGAATCCAGCAGACACTGGAGAGAGCAACCAGATGCTTTCTGGAGTGAAAAGTTTGGCAAACCAACCACACCAAGATGGGTTTTACAGTACTTCGGAACGGAAGTAATGCGTGGTCAGATGTACGACGGAATTTGGGTGGACAGTTGTATCGGCAGATACAAAGGTCAAAACACCGTGATAGCAGACACCAGATTCCCAAATGAAGTCAAACAGATCAGACAACACGGCGGTAAGATAATACTAGTAAAAAGAGGACAGGATCCTGATTGGTTCATCGACTATGTTGAGGGCAATATTGAACCAAAGGGAGTACACAGTTCGGAGTATGCATGGGCCAAAGAAGAGTTTGATTTCACCATAGAAAACAACGGAACGAAAGAAGAACTATATTCTAAGATAGACGCTTTAATCGTCAGCGACAAGATCGCCAACACGCCATCCAAGCCTACGGGTGCTACCCAGCCTCTGGCAATTGGCACAAACAGTTTTTAAGTTTGTAGCCGTAGTATTCCTCAGATCACCGTCAACGAACAGCACATCCAGTTGTGCTTTATCCTGAGCCTTGAATCCACACAGTTCACATTTCTTACGCTTCTTGTAGCCTGATCTCTGTAGGGCAGTTACCCCACCAATTTTCTTGCCAGCAGATTTCCTGATACAGGTGTCGCACTGGCTCCTCCAGTATATCTTGTTGTTTCGCTTGTAGGCATATGCCCTGGGTTTGTCCTTACAGGTCTTACATAAAGGTCTGTCTGTGTACAGCATATGGGTATTTACGTTCCCTATATAGGCACCGTCAAAATGGTAAATTCTGTCGTAAAAACCATACGATTGAATAAATAACTCTAGTATATACGTAACTTGCAAGGAGAATACGAAAAATGGCATTAACATCACCAGGAGTAGAAGTTTCAGTAATAAATGAAAGTTTCTACGTACCATCAGATGCGGGTACAACACCACTATTCATAGTAGCATCATCACAGGACAAGAACAACGGTGCAGGAGACGGCACGGCGACAGGTACAACAACTGCTAACGCCAACACTGCTTACTTGATCTCGTCACAGAGAGAATTAACAGAGACTTTTGGAGATCCAAAATTCTACAAAGACGCTTCAGGAAATTCATTGAACGGTTATGAGTTGAATGAATATGGCTTACAAGCGGCCTACAGTTTCCTAGGAGTTGCCAACAGAGCATACGTCCTAAGAGCGAACGTGGACACAGCGGAACTTGTTGGAAGTGCTTCAGCACCAACCCAAGCACCGGCAGATGGAACATACTGGTTTGACCTTGCATCAAGCAGTTATGGTTTATTTGAGTGGTCAAAAACAGATCAAAAATTCACAGCGAAAACTCCAATCAAGATAACATCAACTAGCGATCTAGTTGGTGGGGTGAGCACTGGTGCACCTAAAACTTCAGTTGGATCAATCGGCGATTACGCAATAAACACAACACACGTTTCTAACAAGATCTACAAGAAAACGGCAAGTAACACTTGGGTTATAGTTGGATCAGAAGCATGGCACACATCTTTACCAGCGGTGACAGTGGCATCAGGAACAACAGTGACAAGTGGTCACACAATGATCATAAACGGAATTACTGTGACAACAAGTGGCACAACACTTTCAAATGTTGCGGACGTGATCGGATCAAACGTGACCAACGTGACAGCAAGTGTGAACAGCACAACAGGTAACTTAGAAATATTCCACAACGGTAAGGCACTAGGTGACTCATCTAGTGGAACAAACACTATCAGGTTCGAAGAAGGAAACGGTACACTTGTTTCAGATTTAGGCTTAACATCAAATGCGGTAGTAAATGGTGTTAAATTTTTACAAGACAAACACACAAACAGACCACTTTGGGATAACGATTCAGCAAGTGAAGACAGACCAAACGGGTCAGTTTGGTTCAAGACTACAAGTGCCAACTCAGGTGCTAATCTAGTTGCTAAACTTTACAGCACTTCAAGTGCTAGTTTCTCAACTGTGTCAAGTCCACTTTACGCTAACAACCACTCAGCGATCTACAACCTAGATCCAGCCAACGGTGGAACAGGCTTAAGCGTGGGTGACTTATACGCACAGTACAACATTACTGAGGAATCAATGACGGCGGCTGATGCCAATGACGCAACGCCAAACGTTGGTGATTTCCAATTTTTCAGATACGAAGGTGGTGCAACTACTATCACAAGTAATACAACTTCACCAACTTTCACAAGCTCAGATACTTTCACTATACAAGAATCAGTAAAAAATAGTGAGACGTTGGCGGCGGCCAAAACTGTTACATTAGGCGGTACGGACGCAGATGCATTTGTGGCGGCGGTGAGTGCGGCAGGCTTGACAAACGTTACAGCAACTAAATTGAGTACAGGTGCTATACAGATGTCACACAAACTGGGTGGTGAGTTCAGAATGTTTGACACATTAGGAACACCACTAGCAGATGCTGGATTCAGCCAATCAACTGCACACAGTTATGGAACATACACGGCGAACAGTTCAACATTGATCGACAACTTGTATGACATTCCAACAGGCGATAGTATCGACTCAAGTGCTAACACAGGTATAGTAGCGAGTAACTGGAAGAGATTAAGTTACACTGCATCTACAAGTTCTCCAACACAAGAACCAGCAGATGGCACATTATGGTATGACACTTCTACAGACGAAGCAGACATCATGGTACACAATGGAACAACTTGGGTAGGTTATGTATCAAATTACGCAACAACTGATCCAAATGGTCCACAGTTCTCAGCAACTGCACCAACTACACAGTCAGACGGTACAGCACTTGTCAACAACGACTTATGGATTGACACAAGTGACTTAGAGAACTATCCAAAACTTTACAAATACAACACATCAGCAACATTAAGTTCAACTAACACAGCGAACCAAGTGGCAGTGACCACTTCGGGTGCGGCCTGGGAACTAGTTGACAAGGCAGACCAGACCACAGAGGATGGTATTGTTTTCGCAGATGCTAGATGGCACACGACAGCGGATAAGGCAGACAGCCTAAGCACTGGCGGTGCAGGAACACCAAGTTCAATCAAAGACTTATTGAGCGATGGTTTCCTAGATCCAGATGCTCCAAACCCAGACAACTACCCACAAGGTATCTTGCTATGGAACACAAGAAGATCTGGTTACAATGTTAAGGAATACAAGAACAGTTACATCACAACCACGAAATATCCAGGAAGCGGTGCAACTGGTTTAGGTAACATCAGAGCAAGTAATGAGTCAGTAACGACTTATTTCCCAGACAGATGGGTAACTAAATCAAGCAACAACGCAGACGGTTCTGGATCTTTCGGTAGAAAAGCACAGAGAAAAGTAATTGTTGAGCAAATCAAATCTGAGATAGACACAAACCAAGCGATCAGAGAAGACCAAAGAGGATTCAATGTTATCGCAACACCTGGCTATCCAGAAGCAATAGCAAACATGATTAACCTAAACACAGACAGAAACAACACAGCGTTTGTAGTGGGAGACACACCTTTGAGATTAACA